TACTATCCAACACTTTAACCTGTCTCACGTATCTTCCTGCTACTGTTGTAGCCGTAACGTTTGCACCATTAATCACGATAGACGTTCTGTTATCAATTTGTGTGGGGAATATTCCGTCAGTGAAGATAGGGTTCTTAATAAGTCCAACCTTAGTGTAAGTATTGGAATTAGGTATAGCTACATCTTCTCCAGAGAAGTTCGTATTAATTGCCAGTCTACTCATCCCTAACTCGTTGATCATGTCAGAGCCATGACCACCTTTGGGAGAGATAACGCATCTAAGATCGGCTGCCTCTGTAGAAGTGTATAGTCCAGTCAAAGCAGATGGTAGAATAAGTTCTGCCGAAGCGTATTTGTATTCACTACCTTTAGTGAAAAATGAAATGCTGTCTAATGTGCCGAACTTGTCTATGTTGCCATACGCAATCGCAGGAGTGCCAGTAGAAGTGCTTCTTGAGATTTTAATTTTTGGCACGATGGAAAGTTCTGTTGCATCCCAAAAATTAGTAGCGTTTGCAAAGCTAGATTCAATACCGTCAATCGTAATACTCATGTCTAGACTGCTAGTTGAAGTAGTTGATGCAATCACGTTGTATAAAAATACTGTACCTTGATTGATAGATTTTGCTACGGCTGCACCATTCTCTACAACATTGTAATTATAGGTTGTGTTGAACTTAGCCCGCAAGTACATATTCTTATAAAAGTTTGCGCCATCTTTAAGTAACCATCCAGACTTTATAGCATTACCTGATGCTGTCGCAGCCTTCACTACAACATTTGAAGTGTTACCTGAAGCAGCCACGCTAGATGTGAACTCTACTTGACTCGCATCTTGATTGGTATCACATGGTCCGAATCTATAGTCCGAAAATAAGTTTGTCCTAGTATCTTCAATAATAATCTGAGAAATATTTTCTTTAGCGGCTGCAATTACAGATGGGTCTCCATACGATGGATAGGGAAGAGGTAAACTGTCAGAGGTACCGAAGACGAGTTCATCTCCCTGTGGTACTGTGAAAAGATACTTCCATACATATCCATCTGAAGCGAATATCTGTTCGTATGTTGTTGGATCGATATCAGTTTTATTTGGAGCTATCAATGAAGGTCTTCCGTTAGGAAAGGTTATGTTCTTACCATTCTCGATACATTTGTATACTTCATAATCTCCACTCGAACTTGCTATTGTTACTGTGTTATTCAGTAAAGAGATATCTTGTGTATCATCGAAGTCATCGTATACGGTGTTGATTGCCCAAGTATTCTTGTGAAACATATAACGAATATTTTCATCTGTTACTTTGTTGCCGAAGATAACTCTACGTTGAAACTCACGCTTCTCGAATTGTGTATTTGAAATACTATTTGTCTTATCAACACTAGAGCCTACAATATAATAAGAAGCAACAGGCAGGTTAGCCGATAGTTGTCCTTCTACAATATCTTGTATATCGCTTTTCTGTTGAACAGTTAAAGAAACGCCAGAAGTATTAGCAACATACGTATCCAAGCCAGTCAAGAAGTTTGCCTCAATAGTCTCATTCTGACTAGTAAAAGTAGAGAACATCTCTTTAGTTGTTTCTACTCTAAAATTTTCTGTAATGATCTTTGCCATTATATTACCTTATGTTCCTATCGATGTCTCGATACTATCTGTTAATGATGTATCGAGTTGAATTATTTGTGCTACAAGTGCTTCTGATGCAGTATATCCTGGACGTACTGTAGTGTCTGGAATTAAATCAGTACTATCGTTATTAAACTCTGTCATCATAGTTTCCGATCCCTCTGTAACATAGTTCTCGTTGCTTAGGTTCCAGACTTGAAACTCAACATCGAGTGTAGAATTTATATTGCTATTAGTATTTATGAGAGGGGAACTGAAGACTTTTGTGCCTGCAACACCTACTGTATCTTTAATTAACGTATTGTATTTATCTGGGTCAATAATTGTAGATATGTCATACGAGTACTCTTGGTAATAATTATTATCGTGTAGAGCCTTAGTCTTATCACTTAAGAAAGATGTACTAGACTTCCACTTACCTTCTGTATTACCAGGTCCTTGTGTTCTTAGTTTAGCGGTTGCAACTATGCTACCTGCTGTATTCTTGACATCTACATTTTCTTGATCAGTATATCTATAACCAGTATTCAATATACTCACTGTCTCAATTTGTCCTTGCTGATAACTAGCAATGCCAGATATCTGAGCATTCTTACCCATAGGTAATGAATCAGGATCAGGTCTAACGTTTGTAATATCATACAAGTTGTTCTTAATATTTATCTGAAATGCTGTGTCAAAGTCATAGAAAGATAACTGACGGAAGTAGAAGTCATTGCCTTCCCTCTTCAGAAATCTTCCTTTCACTGTATAGGGAACAGTAGCGTTTGTTGCAAACGTAGGGTCTTCGATTTGTACTGCTTGAGTAACAATGTCACCTACTTGTAATAAGAAGCTTGGGTTATCGAATGTAACAATCGCATCTCGCTTATCAAACCTTGCTACATCAACATGCTCGACTTCATTGAATACATCATTCACGAAGTCTGTGCCAGAACTAGTAGGTCTAATATCGTATATGGATCCAATCGTAATCTCTTTCGCTTCAAATGCATCTTTGAACTTAGTGTTTATAGTTTCTGCATTAAAGCCCTGAGATACAAGTGTACCACTCATACCATAGTTAGTCGCAACAACGTCAACTACAGTACCATTACCTGAAGCAGGACCAGAAGCAATGAATCTCGTACCGATTGCTTGCGATGATGCGTCAGAGTATGTTGTAGTACCAGTAGTCTCGATCTCGTAGATGCCTGGATTAACCATAGCACTTGCATTAATAATAACAGCAAGAGGCTTATCAGCAAAGTCGCCAATAAAGTCAGTGATGATACTTACTGTCTCTTTGTTATTAATCAACTCTTGATTAGGAGTAGCATTGTCAACATCTCTAATGTCGAAGGTAGCTGATTCATTTAAGACAGAGATAGTAGATATACGAACAGAGGTATTAGATCCAATTGTGATATCAACATATTCGGTCTGAGGTAGAACATCGAATTTAAATCCAAATCCGCCAGCATATAAAGCAGGTAGTAATCGATCTTCAATCCAGTTAGTCTGTGCAGTTGTTAAACTACCACCATTCTTATAGGTAAGAAAGAGTGCGGCATCTCCACTATTGATGTATAAGCTAGTGATAAAGTCGAAACCAGAATTAGATATATCGCCTAGTCTATAGTTAGTAGATAATCCCTCTGTGTCTCTATTGAATATAGCAAGCATCTTAGGATTAATATCAGCACTACCTTGAGTCGCAAGCACTAGTTGATCATACACGTATGTCAGAAACTCTGCTTTTGTATTAGGAGTACGACCAGGAGTAGAGTCTTGTAAATTAGTTTTAAGATAAAGTAGAGGATGATTGTATGCAACGACTCTTCCGCCGCCACTTACTGTACCTGTACCAGATCCAATAGCACCCGTGAGTGGATTAACTGTGTACGTTGCGCCAGCTTCCGCCACAAGATGATCACCTATGTTTATCGTTGAAGACAGATCAGTTTGCAAGATCAATACTTGATTCGATATCAAGATATCATTCGATCCTGCGTCTGCTGTATACCCGAAGCCGCCATCCACTAGTTCGAAATCAATCTTACCAGTAGTGGTCGTTGAAATAGATTCGACTCGTCCTGTAGCACTCGTACCTTGTTGGGCAGATACTAACGTAACAATGTCGCCAACAACCTGACCAGATGTACGGTTATTTTTATTTACTATAACATCAGAGATAGAACCCGATACAAGCTTACCATAGTTTGATGAGACTCCAAGACGTGTCACTGTTATACTATCATCTGCAATGAATGTACCTACAAGCTGTGAGAGATACGTAATAGGAGTTAATGCACCCGAGAAGTTTACAAAGATGATATCGTCTACGAATGCAGAAGCACCTGATACATCGCCTGTGAGTTTGTCACCACGCTGAATAGGATATCCATCAACAGAGTTGACAGGCTTCAGTTCGAGATAGACAGCCCCACCCCATATAGAGTCAGAAGGCTTGAGTATAGCAGTAGAGGGATAAAAGACTTCGATATCTTCGTCAAAGAACATACGGAACAATAACCGTAAACTCTCTTCAGAGCCCTTACGCTTATACAGGTCTTGAATGTGCTTGATAATGAATCGTGTATCTACGATAGTGTCAAGTGGTAAAGAATTTAAATACTTCTTCTTAAAGAAGATAAGAAAGGACGCAAGAGTACTATCAATGTCACGAAGCTTAGGAATATTTCTATCCATCTGCTGTTCGTTGAACTCGTAGTATGCCTTAGTGAACTCTACTAGAAAATCACCTTCTTCTCTGTATAGAGCCGGAAACTGTTCAGGTATCGTAGGTGATATATGGTCTCTTACGTTAAGCATTCTTTATTCCGTCAATGAGGTTACGTTAACCGTAATGTCTTCATCACGTATAGTAATGATACGATCTTTTGGTGCTTTCACATCTTTCGCTACTGAGTTAGCAATGAACTTAA